ATTATCCGTTACAATGGCTGGGAACTTACCCTTTGTGAAGAAATAATCAAACTTAGGACTCGTCTCGATTGTACCAATATCTGTTTTATTCCAGAAGTCACCATACGCCATTGGTATGGGTTTCCCTATATTCTTTTCAGGTGCATTTGGGTAATAATGGGCATCACCAGATGCGGTATTTTGTATAAATGCTGTGGGCAGTTGCTTATTATATTTAGAGGTATAATCTAATAACTTCAATGAGATACTCTTTACACCATAAGAAAAATCACCAGATATAATACCTGTGCCTATCATTCTTACGGGTTCATCATAAGTACCAGCCCTACCAGTATTCTGGAATAACTCCCATTTACGATTGGCAAAATTATTTGTTGAGAGTAGGTCAGAAAATCTACCGCCTTCTATTGTATTATCTGTATTGATTAATTTTACAGACATATTCATTAAAGAAGTGGTGAAGTTAAAGAAGTCTAATGAGTGGCTTAATACACCCCAACTGGAAACTACCCCATAGTATGTATCAGAACCATCTACCCTATCTTGGTCTGAAACTCCAACGAAGTTAGCATCTACCGTATCATCGTTATAAAATAACTTCAGTACCCAGAATGATTCTGTGGAATGAGTCTCAAGAGCATTACTTAGACCTGTATCGAAGGCTAACACTATGCTAATGCTCTCGCTTTATTAATTGCAGGTAGGAGTTCATTGGTAACATAATCCTCTTGGACAATGCCACCCATAATATTTACAGTAATACCGCCATCTGTCAATGCTCTTTCTTCTGGTCTATCTAATGGGGTGATTCTAACGTGCTCTCTACCAGCTTCACCAACCATAATCAATTCAGGTTTGTTTGTTACGAAGTCACCACCCTTAGCATAAGCGGTTGGAGTTGCCATGATTGCTGCAACTTGAATCGCACCTAATGCCCCTATTGCATTCGCAAGAAAAACATTCGGTAAGGCTTCAGTATATGCGGTATGTGTATTCATTATGGCACTTGCTATTGCACCTGCTTTTTCTAATAATGCTGCTCTTTTTAATGCTTTTTCGTGCTTCTTCCTAACGCCTTCTTCCATTATTGCTCGTTTCTCCATAGAAGCATTTTGGTAACTATCTCGTGCTTTTAAAGCATTAATATCTGCCGTTACTGTTCCTTGAACAAATGAACTATAAGCTCCCGCCGCGGCGGTCGCTTGTGAGTTAAGTAATTGAAAAATCTCAATGGTGGTTAATTCTTCCTTGGCTTGATCTGCAGCTTCTTTGGCTTGAACTATATTCCTCTGCCTTTGATTGAAAATATCTATCATAACTTGCAGAAGCTCCTTTTCTTTTTGACTCAATTTTTCAACATTCATACTCTGCATATCTAAAGTAATACCATTGGCAATACCCGCACTGGTAAGTTTTTTCGTAGTATGTATCCCAACACCAAATGTACTGATTAATTGTTTTTGGAAATCTATGTACTGTGACAATTTTTCTGAATTGGATTCCGTAAGTTTACCATCAAGTGACATACCCTCGAGTTTCTTTTTAAGTAAATCCAGATGTGCTAATTCTATTTTTTGGTTCATACTTGTTCTCAAGTTTACCTCATCCCTCATTGCTTCTAAATATTTCTTATATGATTCAAGTGATGCTTCCCTTACCCTCTTTTCATCTGCAATAGCTTGATTCTTGTCTACGATTTGCTGAATCAATTTTAGCTCCTCTGCACTTGCTTCATGCCCAAGTTTGATAAGCTCTTTTTCAAAATCAGTTTTTGCTTCTAATAGAAGAAGTCGTTTCTGTAAAGATAACTCACCAGCATCTTGTTGTACTTTTAATTCCGCTTCAGTTGCCATTCGCTTCTTCATAGCTTCTATTTCTAATAGTATTCTCGATGATGACCATCCAAGTGCTTCACCCTTATCTCTAATCGCCTTTTCAAATTCATTGGTCTTTTTTACAGAATCCGTAAGAACTTTTTCACCTGTTTCATAAGCACCAAAGAATTTTAATAGAGCAGCAGCAGTTACACCTAACGCTATTCCTATTGCCCAAAACCCACCTGTTGAGACGACGACTGTTGCGTCGAATGCTACCAATGCTGCCTGTGCTGCTAATAGCATTGCAGAGAACGATGTTAGTCCTGCCGCCGATGCCCACGCTGCTACTGCTAATGCCCCCATACCTACTGCTGCAACTCCTGCGGCTGTTCCAAAAATCTTAATATTTTGAAGAGTCGCCGCCTCAAATACAACTTTTAATGCCTCTGAAACAGCTAAAACGGCAGGTGCTAAAACTTCACCAAAGGCTTCTGCGGCATCTCCTCTGGCTGCGGCAGCAGCTTCAAGCATTCCCAGAGTTGTTTTTGCATATGCTTCTGCAAGCCCACCGTATTGTTTGTTAAGTATCTCTGCAATTGCACCAGCTCTTTTATTTGCCTCCATTGCTCCGAGCTGTTTTTTCTCTGTATCAGTTAGAACAACACCGTAACGAGTTAATGCTGAAACGGCTGTGGATGTTGATTTACCAAAAGCAATAAATAATGAATTCAAATCAGGCATTGTCCCACTTGTGGTCTGTATTGCTCGTGCTACATTCAAAACTTGTGGGGTTAAAGCCTTTATAGCCTCTTCATTAAGTCCAAAAGTAGTTAACTGAGCCATCCCATTTGTAATTAACTCATCTCCAAATGCTGTCGTCTGTTGTAGTGCCGACGAATAATCAATCAATCTTTGAGTAACGCCATCTGTCGTGACCGATATATTCGCAAGCCCAGCCCTTAATTTTATATTAACAGCTTCTTGCTGTGCAAATGATTTTACAAGACTTATGACCGTTTTTTCAACGAGCGTAATAGCAAAAGCAGTTATTAACATCTTTGACCTCAATGTTGCAAAGGTGTTATTTAATAACCTTCCGCTTGTGGCGGAACTAAACATCCCCACATTCATTTTTTTGAGTGAAGCTGTGTATTTTGCAGTGGCAAGTCTTATCTTGCCCATTGCCAATCTATTCCCCTTTAATGCCTGTTTGTATAAATCGGTATTTATCTTAACGGCTTTAAGATTCTTACCTTGCAGTTTTAGCTTTACATTTAATTTTCTCAGTGAGTTAAGATTAGCCTTATCAACACTTATCTTCTTTTTACCCTCACCAGCAAGTTTAGTTTGTGCTTTAATAAGGGATTGAGTAGCAATGTCGAGGGCTTTTATAGTTTGTATTAGAACATCATCGCCCGTTGCTGAAAATTGTATTGTAATGTCTTTAAGTGCCATGTTTCATTGCCTTTGATTTCTGTCTTTTAATTAAATTCTTTAATATAAATGTTTTCTCTATCCAAAGTTTAGGTTGTTCACCATAAGAACCTTTATAAGGCGAGATGCCAAAGTCTTTAGAATAGATGTATCGGGAAATGTCTTTTTGGGCATCCCTGTCAAGGATGAGATTGTTACATGAGAAGAACGGTAGTTGAGCCATTACTGATTCCGCAATGTTGAAGTTCTTGCCCTCACGATTGGCTTCCTCTGTTTCCTCGATTAAAAGGTCTATAACGTTCCAAACATCTTCATCTGATGTGAATGTCCGCATGGGATACTTTCCCTCGATAGAGACAGGAATTTGAGCCTCGTAGGGGTATGTATGAAATCTACAACCCCCACAATTTTCTTGTACGAGAAAATTTAGCTCAAGCGTAAGGGTTAGTCTTCCCCCAAGCGTTGATACTCCTGCACCGCAAGAGAGATTTCATTCTTCTCATCTTCAGACAAGGACTTGATGAGTTTATCATCGGCTTTATCAACGCCCTTGCGAATCCAAGCCGTCCGTGCTTTAGACAAGTTTGTAATCGCAATTACTTGGTCGTTCTCGTATCTCATTTGAGGCAAATCATTACAGAAGTCAATATCATCTACTGACATTTCTTTAATCTTTATCTCACGTTTGGATTTTAATGTAAGTTTCTTCATTCTGCACTCACGTCAAATGTTATTAGGTCATCCGTGCCGTCATTCACTGACTTAATTGAGCAGTCAAGCATCATTAAATCACCCTCAGACAAAGCTACGTTTGTAAATACGCCATTCTGTATATCCACACCAAAGGCGTTATTGTTTGTAATAACAAGCATATTTCCAGAACTTATTTGAGCTTCTAATGTTGTTCCTGTCTGCACATCGAAGCTATTGACAAAACCCTTCGTATTGCCATCATATTTAACTTGTGCATCTGCTGTCACACTGATTTCTGCCCCACGACTAACTACTTGATAACCATAAGAAGCCACACCAGTGAATACTGCGGGGCTTTCGATTGATGCCGTGAAAGAACTAAGAATTACATCTGTATTAAATACTTTATGACCACTTGAACTGGATAATAAGGGTATATCGGTATTTAGATATGCTGAAATTGTTGGTGATGCTGTTGATGCTAAATCGGGTTTCTTACCTGTCTGTAAAGTCGCTGACCATTTGTACTGACCTCCATCGCTATTGCCCTCTGCTGTAATAGAGAATGCAGTAACAACACAACCAAAGAACTCAAGTCCCAGTTGGTTGGTAGTATCTGACGGTTGCATAACAACAGTCAGGGATGAAGCTGCATTAAGCACAGCATCCCCATATTTTTGAGAAGCAGGTGCAAAGTCCGTTGCTACTGCAATATCTGTCGTAACATCATTACATATATTCTGTGCAAGTAACTTATGTCCCGCATCATTGTGTAGAGTACCTGATAAAGAAATCTCAACCGCCCTCAAGATATTATCTTGAAAGAAGTCCTCGTCTTTTAATGTACGACTAACGCCACTTCTTACATCAAGTTTCTGCATTACATTCAATGATGGAAATCCGATTGAATCCACATCTAATTGATACATGGTTGTTCCTATACCCGTTGAGCCTGCATTAGTTGCATCTGATACGATTCCGACCTTCCATTCTTTTGGTGAAAATGCGTGTGCTACGGTAGCCATTACTTACCTCCTTGCTTTGATGGAGATTTAACAACCTCGACCAAATTTTTTATTGATGATGGGATTGAAGAAACCTTGATTTCTTTTCCCGATTGTAGTTCTTGCCAATCTTCGTAAGAAGCCTTACATTGCTTCCAACAGTTAGGCAATAAACCTTTTCTTTTCATTTTAACTTGCATAATATTCCTTATTACTTTCTTATGTTAAGTTACCTAAATACTTACCTCTCCATTCCCATCTAACAACATTTAATCCGTCAATCGCTTCTTCCTCTGCCGTTTTTTCATTTATGCGACTGCCTTGTAATACCCCATCGAAATAGGTGTTATTTGTGTTGTCGTGAAATAGAGCTTCTATGTGTGACACCTGTCTCATTATGTGTTCCCAAGTATCCTTTTTTACTGTTTTTTCTTTGAAAGTGTATGAGACATCAAGAACATACTCTCGCAATTCTGCACTCGTTAAATGACTTACTGAGTCACTTCCTACGGGCAATAGTCTTATTGATTGACTACCCATGTCTTTAAATGAACCCGTGTAAATAGGGATAGAACCCGCAAATTCCGTATTCAGGAATGAACGGATAGTATCCAAAATCTTGTCGTTCCAAATGTTTACAAATGCAGTCATCTTCGGGTCATTCTAATTGTTCGTGGATAACCAAGGTCTGTTTTTTCCGACCTACCAGAAACCTCGATTTCCCAATAATCATTCAAGGTAGCAGTGTCAGCCGTATCCCCTGCGAATCGAATATAAAGCCCGTTTCCTATGGGTTGGTATGTGCCATTGATTGTATCTGAATAGGATGAGGTATCTCCGTTATTCATCTTCTCTGCACCAAGATTATCTGAATCCTTCGCCCAATAAGAATACTTGGCAGTACCCATAGCACCACCCGTAGTGACTTTCACCCCTATCTTATCATAAACTCCATCGTATGCACCCTTTGTATCAACAATCCTTAAAGCACCGCTAACAGACCCCTCTCGGATAACCCCCATAGAAGCGTCACCAGTTGTTTGCCAAGACAGTTTGGTCTTACCCTCATTGAGTGATGCGATGTTTACATTCGCCTCATTAAATAAAGCATCTGCTATTTCGGATGTAGGGTCTGACGCACGAATTAAAAAACTACAAGCAAGTAAGGCTGTTGTTCTCACTATAATATAATCATAGTTCCCGTCTTGGTCTTTAAATTGTTCCCTTGGCAACATAGAATCAAGCATCGAATCAAGATACCTTGAGGCGTTGGAAATGTAGCGTGTTCTTAAATCGCTCCAATCTTCACCCGATTCCATAAGCAAGTCATTTGGGTTTGAAACATCATTATAATAGTAACATACATCATCTGTATAGTACCACTCACCATTTGTATCAACTGCCCCAGAACTCGCTTGGGCAGAACCTAAATTCTCCCCAGATGCGAATAATTGAGTAATCAATCCGCAATCTTCAGCCTTATAACGTGAGCCAGAATCAACTACCCACCCGTAGATAGGAGTTTTAGTATCAAACTCATCTATTGATGGGAAAATATCTTTAAGCTCTCTATTTGTGCAATACGCCATTCTTTATCCTCTCACACTAACCTACAAATCTTTTACTTATCATACAAGTTCTATGTGGCATAAATCATCAAAGTTATTATCTTTTGTTTCCGAGTCGGAATCCCAATCCCCACCCCATCGAACATTGATGCCTAATTGCTGTGCTATACCCCTTATCATCCCACCCATATAGTGGAATCTATCCCTGTCTTCCCAATCTATCGGATAGGGAGACAAATCAACCGCCTTGCCCTCAAGGTGCTTGGAGAACTCAGTCTTTGATAGTCCCTTAGCAACAAGCTCTATTTGCCGTTCCTCAGACCTCAATCCCTCAATTATAGACACATCCATTATCTTAATCAATTCGTTCAAGACATTGACTAATTGAGCATCAACCCCCCTCAGTCTTTCCATTGATTTCTTACCAAATCGAGGCACTACTTAGACCCCTTGGTAAGAGCAGAATCAATACCCTTTCTCAAGTAAATAGGAATCAACGGCATTAATAGCGTCAATCCAAACTGCATCAATAGTTTTAACAACGGGCTTAAATCAAATATGCCCTGATAATCAGCTTGAAGTAGTACAGCAATTAATCCTGCTACTACGCTTAATACAATCGTTCTCTGACCTTTAATCCAAATCATTTTAGCCCCTTAAATAACCACGCAATAAATCCTGTAAATACTATACTTAATACACCACCTACTGCTGTAATAGCTGACAGCATATTCTCGTTTTTCCTAACTCGTCCATTCTGAGTTTTTAAAAGTTCTTTAATTTCTGAAAGCGTCTCTTTTATATTCGATATGTTTGAATTTTGTTCAGCGTTCATTACTGTTAATTCTTCGAGCCGAGAGTCCATT